CGCATTTTACTAATGAAGATCATAAACCTGAAAATCGAAGAGCTGAAGCCTTACGAACGCAATCCCCGCAACAATTCCGGGGCGGTCGAGGCCCTTGCGCAGTCTATAAGGGAATTTGGCTTTAAAAATCCGATCATAATCGACAAAACTCGGACAATAGTGTGCGGACATACCCGCCTTGAGGCTGCGAAACACCTGAAGCTGCAGGAGATCCCCTGCATTATGGCAGATGACCTTTCGCCTTCGCAGATAAGGGCCTACAGACTGGCGGATAACCGGATCTCCGAGCTGTCCGGGTGGGATGCAGATATCCTGAAAGAAGAGCTCGCAGCGCTCGAGGACCTTGATTTCGATATGAGCCTGTTCGGGTTCCTGGAAGATGATATCCCGGACCCGGAGGAGGATGTCGAAGACCCGGAAGAAAGCGAGCCTGAAAAGGAAGCCAGGCATTACGGGGATGAGCGCGAGCGCACCTTTGAAAGCATGAATCTTTTCGAGGTCGACCTCAAGCGCTGTGCAGGGAAGTACGATATGCCGGTGTTAAAGCCGGAAGATCATGTCCCGGAAGACCTTATCTCGTTCAATTACGTGCTCAATACGGACGCTTTCGATAAAGGCGTGCATTTTTATATCGACGACTACCAGTTCGAGCGCCTGTGGCGCCAGCCCTATGCGTATATAGAGCGCCTTAGTAAGTTCGATTGTATCCTGACGCCCGATTTTTCCCTGTATACGGAGATGCCGGTAGCCATGCAGATCTGGAACATATACAGGTCCCGTTTGATCGGGCAGATGCTCCAGGACAGAGGGATGAAGGTGATCCCGACGCTTTCCTGGTGCAGGGCAGAGAGTTTCGACTTCTGCTTCGATGGCCTCGGCGCGGGCGGAACGGTCAGTGTGTCGACTATCGGCGTAAAGAAGGACGACGATGCAGCTGCGCTGTGGGTGGCTGGTATGGACGAAGCCATGTGGCGTTTAAAGCCTAAGCACGTCCTCGTATACGGCGGTGACATAGGCTACGACTTTAAGGGCTGCAGCGTCAGCTATATAGCGAACCATAACGCGGAAAGGTTTAAAAATGGGCGGTAGAGGCGCATCCGGCGGGATAAGCTCCCGCTCAGCGGAGTTTAGATCTCACTATAACATGGAGATGGAGGATGCAAAAGACTTTGCCTCTTACTTTGCCATAGAGCCGGGTGCGACTAAAGATTCGACCGGTTATCACATGTACGTATATCAGGATGTGAACGGTCGCAGCCTTATAGCAGATACTCAGCGCAGCGTGGACTTCCTTAAGCAGGAGATCCGGGGCGCCGATTCCATGGGCCGCTCTTACGGGATGTCGAAAGACGCCATAGGCGGGATGAAGCAGGCCTTAAAAGAGAAGGTCGAGCTTCAGGAGCGTGCGATCTCAGCCATGAAAGAGGCTCGCCCTGAATATGAGAAGTATATGCGCGGCGCCGCAGTCGGAAACGAGAGGGGCCGACGCAGCGGCGGGAGGTGGATGTAATGGGTGGTAGAGCTGCTTTTAAAGGGCTTGCCAGAGCAAGGATGCAGCTATTGCAAATACTACACGTTGACACGGTCGAGGGGGGTATGAAGGCGGGCGGAGAGCTGCTTCGGAACGTCGATTATTTCATGAGCGGCAAGTACGAGTGCGTCGATATGGATAACGTAATATCGATCTGAACCTAACAGGAGCTGGTCGAATATCTGAAAGGATCGCTCAGGCGACGGGGTCTTGTCCGTCGGCACACAGCAGAGCAGTTATGCCCTGCTTTTTTATTGAATGGCAAAATACGAAGTTTGGCTGAGGCCGGAAAACTTGATACTCATAAAAGGCTGGGCGCGTGACGGGCTGACGAACGAAGAGATCGCCAAAAAGATGAACGTTTCCCGGTCGACTTTTTCCGAGTGGATAAAGAGGTTCCCGGAAATAGCGGGCGCGGTGCGCCTGTCTAAAGAGGCTGCTGACCGCCGTGTGGAAAATGCGCTGTTTAAGATGGCTACCGGCCACACCACGACGGTCAAGGAACCTATAAAGGTCCGGGTGGTCGACATAATTGAAGGGAAGCGCGTCGAGACTGAAGAAGTCCAGTACCATGAAAAAGAGATCTATACGCCTCCGAACGTCACAGCGCAGGCTATGTGGCTCAAGCACAGGCAGCGCGAGAAGTGGGGCGATGATATAGACTCGGTGCTCGAGGCTCCGGTCATCAATATCGTGAGGAACAAGAGGCATGAGGGAACGTCCTAAGATAGATGTCGAGCTGTTCGACTGTATCGGGGAGGCCTTCGAAGAGGTATTCGATGCCGTCTTAGATGAGAAGTATACATACTTTGACCTTGCCGGTGGCCGCGGCAGCCTGAAGTCTTCGTTTGTGGGCTACACGATGCCGCTTGGGATAATGTTGGATCCAAACGCCAACGGTATAGTGTTTCGTAAAGTGGCCAATACCATAGGCGACAGCGTTTTCCAGCAGCTGCTCTGGGGTATCGAGAAGCTTGGCGTCAGCGATCTGTGGGACGCCCGGACGAGTCCGTATAAACTCATATACAGGCCCACCGGACAGGTTATACTATTCAAAGGCCTTGATAAATGGCGTAAAGCGAAATCCCTGAAAGTCAAGAAGGGATATTTCAAATACCTGTGGTTCGAGGAACTGGATGAGTTTGCCGGAGAGAACGAGATACGCGGCGTACAGCAGACCGTGATGCGCGGCGGGCCTAAATTCGTTGTTTTCAAAACGTTCAACCCTCCGATAACCAGGGCGAATTGGGCAAATGAATATGTGGCGGTTCCGAGGCCGGACGCCCTCCGGCATTTTTCGAACTACCTCCAGGCTCCTGCGGAATGGCTCGGGGAGCAGTTTCTGGCCGAAGCGGAGTTGCTGAAGGTAAGGAATCCCCGCGCATATGAACACGAGTACATGGGGATCCCGACCGGTACCGGCGGGGAAGTGTTCGAAAACCTCGAGATAAGGAAGATTACCGACGAAGAGATCAAGGACTTTGAATACATATATCAGGGGCTGGACTTCGGATGGTATCCGGATCCTGTCAACTGGTCGAAGATGTCCTATAACAGCACGACATATACGCTTTATATCTACGATGAGCTGCGTGCAAGGAAGCTCAAGAACAGGGCATTGTACGAACGTCTTTGCAATGAGAAAGGCGTAAAAGAGGACGATCTTATAACTGCAGACTCAGAAGAGCCTAAGTCTATCGCCGACTTAAGGGACTACGGACTTAATGTCCGCAAGGCAGAAAAAGGCCCGGAGAGCGTCAGGTATTCTATGAAATGGCTGCAGAGCCTCAATAAGATAGTCATAGACCCTGTGCGCTGTCCGCACGCCGCCAGAGAGTTTTCGAATTATGAATATGAGCGCACAAAGGACGGCGAGATCATGTCGTCGTTTCCTGATGCGGACAATCACTCCATAGACAGTGTAAGGTACGGGATGAACAAAGTCTGGAAGAGGAAAGGGCAGTAATGTTTAAAAAGTTCAGGAAGTGGCTGTACGGGCGTTTCCTCCCTAAGGTGACGAAGGATCAGTACCTTGAGGAGATGGAGGCCCTTAATAAAGCTGTCAGGGCATTGAAGGCGGAAAACGCAGAGCTTAAAGCTTATATCGACGGGATGCAGTACGCGATTTGCCGCGGGCACAGGATAACTATAAACAACCGGAACACACTGCCCGGGCATTCAGAGGTGAATGATGACTGACAGATACACGCTCAACTTTTCAGAGGTCTTCAACGTCAAAAGCATAAGTTCTTCAGGCATGGTGGAAGCTGTAACTGATTGGCTCGATCTATATTACCTCCGCAATGTCCCGGATGAAGAAAATCCGTGTCAGCGGCTTCCGGTGGCCATAGTCGAGAAGCTGACGAAAGCTGTTTTTTCAGAGTATAAAGCAGGCTTGTCAAAGGGCAAAAAAAGCGATTATATAGAAAGCGTGCTGTCGGCGCTTGAGCATAACCGGAAAAAGGCCATGCAGCAGATGCTTATAGGAGGAAGTATCTTTCTTAAGCCTGTGATCGGAGAAAAGCTCAGGTTTCTCGTGATCCCGAGGGAGAACTATATACTCTTCGGGATGGACGAGGATGGCCACCCGAACGATATAGGAACTATAGAGCGTACGGATCTCGACGGGAGGTACTACACGCTTTTTGAGCGCAGGTATATAAACGAGGCCGGAAACCTTATGATAGATTGCAGGCTCTATAGATCCNATCCGAAAGCAAAGATACCCTTGGTCATCAGGTCTCTTTGGATATGCTCGATAAATATGCGGGCATACCTCCCGAAAACGAGCTTAAGGGCGTGCATGATATCGGGCTCATATATATGCGCTGCCCCACCGCTAATTGCGTTGATGGGTCGGAGGAAGCTGTTTCGGTATATGCCGCGGCAAGCAAGCTCATCCATGAAGTGAATATCAACGAAGCGCAGCTTTCCGGCGAGTTCGACCGCGGGCAGAGCCGGATACTCGTGTCTGGCGATCTGCTCAAACGCGGTAAGGGCGGCAAAAAAGAGCTTAAAGGCAATGTTTTTACCGCGCTCGATGAAGACCCGGACTCAATGGGGATAACGATCTTTTCGCCTGCATTCAGAGAACAGTCGTTCGAGGCGCGCAGGAATGGATATCTTCGGATAGCCGAGAACCTTATAGGACTTAAGCGCGGGATCCTGTCGGATGCAGAGGCGGTCGAGAAGACCGCTACAGAGATAACATCCTCCGCCGGGGAGTACAATCTGACAGTAATAGACTTCCAGAACGTCTGGAAGGAAACGATAAAAAATGCGTTTGCTGTCTGTGAAGAGTTGTATTCTGTGTACCAGAAGCCGTTCGATCACGTCGACGCCGACAACGATATAGCGGTATCGTGGGGAAACGGCATCCTCTACGACGAGGACAAAGTCTGGACGCAGTATCTGCAGATGGTGTCCGCCGGCATGCTCAAGCCGGAGATCGCTGTCGCGTGGTATTTCGATGAGCCGTGGGGGACCGAAGAAGACCTTGCACGGATCCGGGAAAAGTACATGCCGGCCTTAGAGCAGCTCCAGGAGGACGTCGGTGCTTAACCCTGAACAGATAGATGCCCTAAAGGACCGTATCGCCCAGATAGTGGATCCGATAAACGCGTTCCTTATAGCTGATATCGCTGACCGTATAGCAACAGCCGGACAGGTGACTTCTACGGCTGAGTATGAGGCTATGATAGCCAGAAAACTCGGCCTTAAGGAAAAGGACATCAAAAGGCGGCTTAAGAAAGTCGCTGAAGAATGCACCGACGAGCTCGAGGCGCTCTTTGTGCAGGTGGCTAAGCTCGCATACGAGCAGGGCAGCGAAAAAAGCATTGCGGAGAGCCTTGCCGTACAGCGTCTTCTCGCGACGGCGGTAGAGATGGCAGCGGAAGAGTTCGTCAACATGACCCAGACGGAAGCGCTCGGCCTTATAGATCCTGCAGGGAAGGCCTGCGGCCTGCTGGATGCATACCGCCGCTGCTGTGACTTCGCTTTTACTAAGGTATCGACGGGGGCGCAGGATTATAACTCGGCAGTAAGGGACGCTGTTAAGAACGTCTCGCAGTTCGGCGTCCAGTATGTGGGCACCGATGGGATAAAGGTCGGGTATGAGTCAGGCATAAAGACTTCGCTGGACGCAGCTGTGCGCAGGAACGTCCTCGGCGGTCTTGGTATCATGACCGAGCAGATAGAGCAGGCTGTCCATGATGATATCGGGGCGGACGGTTGGGAGATCTCTGCGCACGAGGCATCAGCGCCGGATCATGAGCCGATACAGGGGCACCAGTACACGGACAAAGACTTCCTGGAATTGAACGACAGTCTCACAAGGCGTATATCCACGCTGAACTGTAAGCATATCGCATTCCCTATAATCTTCGGAGTCTCCAAGCCTCAGTATACGCAGGAACAGCTGCAGGCTATGATCGACCGCAACAAAAAGGGCGTCGACTTTGAAGGGAGACATTACAGCCTTTACGAGGCTACACAGGAACAGCGCAGGCTCGAACGCAGCATCCGGCTGCAGCGGCGCAGGATCCTCGCTTTCGAGAAGGTGCCAGATTCAAAAGACCTGCAGAACGCACAGATCAGGAAGATAGTTCTTGAGCAGCGCTATAAGGAGTTCACGGAGACTTCAGGCCTCCGGTCCCAGAAAGAAAGGCTCGAAGTGCTGGGCTATGGTCCTAAGCAGGAGGCCGCTATTGCGAAATACGAGGAGGTGCGCTATCATAAAGACGGCACCGTCATTGTGACGGACGACTGGACGGATAAAGGAACTTCGCATAAGCCGCAATGGTATTTCCCTAATGCCGTTGTCGATACGTTCTCTAAAGGGCAGCACGACCGGAACTTTTATGATAAGCACGGGCACCTTTTTAAGATGGTGCATTCCGGGGATCATGGCGATCCGAAATCTCATCCGGATGGTGCGCACGGCCATATGTTAATATGGCAAGATGACGGGAGCGTCGAAAAGACATACTTTAATCTTTCTGATAGCGACCGAAGGGAGAATGCGGATATCCTTAAATAAGGAGACGGGAAATTATGGCTCAGATTACTGCGGATGAACTCGAATTTATCCTTAATGAAGGGTGTAACGAGCTCTTTTTCACATACAAAGGAAAGTCTCTTGACATCCTGTTTGAGAAGTTCGGTTCTGGGTATGTTGTTATTTATGGCGGGGAAGATGAAGGCTGCACGCTCTGCCGATCGACTGAGGAGGTCATGAACTATATGCTTGACGGCCATACCGTCAGAGAGGTCTGTGAAGAGTTCGAATATGCATAAGGCCTGGAAAAACATCATAAGATGACAGAAGCACGGACACCCGTGCTTTTTTCATACAATTTTTACGCTGCAGGTTCGTTTATACCTGCTTTTCTCATGCCGCAGAAAATGCGGGATAAAAGCTATTTTGGAGGAAAAAACATGAAAAGTATCACTGACATTCTGAAAAGCGCAGGCCTTGAGGTCTCGGCGGAAAAGCTCGAATCCTTTAATAAGGAGTTTAACGAGAACTATAAGGCTGTTGCCGAGCTCCAGAAGAAGTCTGAGAGAGTCACTGAGCCTGAGAGCCAGCTGAAGACTGCGACCGATGAACTGAAGAAGTTTGAAGGCGTGAAGCCGGAAGAACTCAACCAGAAGGTCGCAGACCTTACGAAGAAGCTTAAAGACGCCGAGGACAGCTATAAAACCAAACTGTCCGATATGGAGTTCGACAACGCTTTGGAGGGTGCTATCACCGGGGCTAAAGGAAAGAACTCGAAAGCTATCCGTGCCCTGCTTGATATCGACACTCTGAAAGCCTCTAAGGAACGCTCTTCGGACATCAAAGCCGCGATCGAGAGTGTCAAAAAAGAGAATGCTTACCTCTTCAATGAAGATGATACGCCGGGTGGATATCCCAGCGGATCTGGATCGCACGGCGGCGGTGGTGAAAACCGCGCGCTTGCTGCTTTTGCGAGGGGGGCAGGCATCGAAGAAGAAAAGGAGAAGTAACAAATGGCTAACAGTATAGCCCTTGCAAAGCAGTATGTGCCCATACTCGACAAGGTATACAAGAAGGAATCTCTTACCGCTGTCCTTGACGGCGCTAACGAACTTGTAAAGCAGGGCGCAAATGTAAACGAGCTGCTTATTCCGAAGATTGCAATGGATGGTCTCGGCGACTATTCCAAGAGCCTTGGATACGCCGTGGGCGACGTGAATTTACAGTACGAGACCGTAAAAGCCGACTTCGACAGAGGCAGAAAATTTGTTGTTGATGACCTTGACAATGAAGAGTCTCAGAATGTCGCTTTCGGTCAGCTGTCAAAAGAGTTCATCCGCGTAAAGGTTGCGCCCGAGCTTGATGCGGTAAGGATCTCGAAATACTGCGGCATTGCGGTAACTGCCGGGAATTATGCGAGTGGCGCGATCTCTACCGGCGCAGCTGCTATCGCGGCTATCCGTGATGGTATCGACTCTTTTGATGACGGGGAAGTCACGGAAGAAGACAGATATCTCTTCATCACACCTACGCTCCTTGGGCTGATCGAAGACCTCGACACCACCAAGAGCCGCAAAGTTCTCGATACTTTTGCGAAGGTCATTAAGACGCCTCAGAAGAGGATGTACTCCGCAATAGACCAGTACGACGGACGCAGTGTCGGCGAGACAGGCGGCGGCTACGTCAAGGACAGCACGAGTGGGGTCGACCTCAACTTCCTGATGGTCGCCAAGTCTGCTGTTGTTCAGTTCAGCAAGCACGTCGTTCCGAAGGTCATTGAACCGAAAAACAACCAGGACGCGGATGCATGGATCTATGGGTACCGCCATGTCGCGGTCGCTCAGATCTACGAGAACAAGACCGCAGGCGTATTTGCGCATAAGTCCACAACTTAATCGCAGCAATAACAGCGGGGCGGCCTAAGACCGCCCCGCGTAACAAAAGAATGGAGGATATCCCAATGAGAGTAATAGGCGACACGACCCCCAAAAAGGCCCCTGAGTCTTCCAAGGGTAAAGGTAAAGAACAGGCCCCTGAGGCTTCCAAGGGTAAAGGTAAAGAACAGGCCCCTGAGGCTTCCGAGGGTAAAGGTAAAGAACAGGCCTGACTCTTACGGCTCACTGGAGCGCGGAGGAATAGGAAGATAGTCAAGGTACTATGAAAGCTACATTTGCGTTTTACACATCAAGATACAAGAGCGAGGCTATAAGCGAGGACGACTGGCCTTATTATGAGGCTAAGGCATCTGCGCAGCTGCGTAAGTATAAAAACGAGTACACGGTAAGTGTACCTGAAGATTATGACGCTGCAAAAGATCCGGACCCCGAATGCATGGCCATCTGTGCTATGGCGGACAGCTTACAGGCGTTCGACCAGATCCTTTCGGGAGATGCGGTACCTGCAAGGAGCCTGTCTGTCGGCAGCGTGTCGGAGAGCTACGGCTTTTCCGCGCTTGACTCTTTAGACGTAAGCCCGAAAGGGCAGGCAAAAGAGCTTTACCGCAACGCTTCGATGTATCTCGATATCTACAGAGGTGTGACATGAGGATAAAGAAGACCTCCGGCCCTAAATATGACCTTTGCACCGATACAGTGACCGTGTATCGTCTGGAAGGCGACCGTGTGACAAGGAACGTCATAGAAAACACGTTTTTTGACAGCGAAAAGGTGCAGAACGTCAATAAGACGGGCAGCGCGGAAGCAAACGGAAGCCTTATAGTGATACCTGCAGCATCTGCCCCGCAAGGACAGCCTGTGTATGTCGGCGACAAGGTGATTTTCGGCAAGGGTCCTTATATCCGCACAAAAGACGAATGGAAAGCCTTTATCCCTGTAAAGGTCGAGGATCTTGTGATAGTCAAGTACGTCGACCCAAAAAGGGTAAGGGGCGAAATAGTACACTGGGAGGCCGGGGGATGAGAGTTACGTTTTCCGTTCCGTCCGTGGACAGGGTCGTTAAAGAGCTTGGCCTGGATAAGGAAGGGAATGCTCAGAAGTTTCACACCTCCAACGTCCTGCGGCGTATGATGAAATATCTGCCCATGAGATCCGGCGTCCTTTCTAAGTCGACTGTCATAACGTCGGGCACGTCCATAACTACCGATACTCCGTATGCGAGGTATCTGTATTATGGCAAGAAGATGGTAAACTCAAAGACCGGGAACGGTCCGCCTGTTATACCCGGCGTCGGCCCTCGCTGGCGGAAAGGAACGACGCTGAAGCCGACGGATATCCCGCTTGATTACACTAAGGACTTCCACCCGCTGGCTGGCCCTTTTTGGGATCAGCGTTTGGCGGATCAGGAAGGCGACATCCTCGCGGAAGAACTTTCGGCGTATATAAGGAGCATGAAGGGAGGGGGAGGATGAGCGCCCTTGAGAAGTTTAAAGACTGGATATGCACGTTTGACGGTTTTCCTGATAACGTGCAGGTAGATTTTACCGACAAGGTACCGTCGAGCAGCGGTGTATTTCCTGCAGGGATCTCCGAGCTTGGCCGGAAAAAGGATATCTTGGGCGGTGTTATCCTGTATGACCAGTACAACTTCGGGATCTACTGGGTCTTTTGCAAGAGTCCGGGAGACGATGAAGAGGCTGAGTTCAACGCGGGATGGGTCATGGACTTTCAGTCCTGGGTGCAGGAACAGTCCGCACTCGGCCTTGCGCCGAAGTTTGGCAATACCATGACCTACAAAGAAGTTATAGTGGCCTCTGACGGTCAGCTTTATGACGCGGACGAGGAGGGGACGGCAATGTATATGGTACAGGTGGTCGTCCGTTTTTATAAGGAGTTAACAAATGCCTGAAATCACATTCAACACTCCGGCTGGTCAGCCCGCGCAGCGTGAGCTGCTTGTCCTGTGTGTAAACACCGGAACGTCTCAGGTCCCGGTATGGTCTCCGATCGGAAAAAGAGTCGAGGATTCCTCGGCTGAGTTCGATTGGGGCTCGGAGCAGAAGGTCCATATCTTCGGTATCACGTATTCCAAGCTGAAGAAGCCCGTCATCACGCAGAGCTTTGAGCCTTGCGAGATCGATGCGGCGGACGCAGCGCAGCAGCGGATATGGAACGACTCCATCCGCAATCAGGATGTCGGGGCGATGGTCTCCTATGACTGCCTGCTCGTACATCTTTACGCAGGGACTGAAGGGACCGCAGCCTTCGCTGAAAGGTACGGCTCCTGTGCGATAGTCCCCACCAGTCTTGGCGGGGAGGGCGGAAGTTCCCTCGGAATGCCTGTCGACGTTACCCTTGGAGGGGAACGTACAACAGGCACCGTGGCGGTAAGCGGCGGGACTTATACCTTCACTGCAGATTCTTAGGATGGAGGATTGACAGGACATGGGCACGCTGAATATTGATAACGGTCTTAATGAATACGACCTCGGAAACGGTGCTATCGTGCACTTTAATCCGGGGGACGCGACCTTCCTTGCGAAGATCTACGACACGTTCGAAGCCGCAGAGGAGCGCGAGAAGGGATATCGTTCAAAGCTCTCGCATGCCAAAAGCGACGGGCGGGAGATACTTGACCTCATGCGTGAGGAGGATGCCGCCATGCGCCAGTTAGTAGACGGCGTGTTCGATGTTCCTGTCTGCGACAAGGTATTCGGGACCGTCAACCTGCTCGCCCCATGCACTAATGGCATACCTGCATGGGCGAACCTTTTTTATGTGATAATCGATCAGTGCTATGCCGACGTTGATGCTGCCCAGGCAAAAGCGCGCAGGCACATCGAAAAGTACACGAAGAAATACCTTAAGAAATGAATTACGAGCTGCCTACATCGGTAGAACTTGACGGGAAAAAGTACCGGATACGGAGCGATTACAGGGCGGTACTCGATATATGCGCTGCCCTGACGGATCCCGACCTTGACAATGCAGGCAAGGCGGAAGTAGTCATCACGGTATTTTATGAAGACAAGGTCCCTGCCAGGCTGTACCGGGAAGCTATAGAAGCATGTTTCCGGTTTATAAGCCTTGGACGGGACGAGAAGCCAAAAAACGCCCCAAAACTGATGGATTGGGAGCAGGACTTCCAATTTATCGTCGCGCCTGTCAATCGCGTCATAGGGGCGGAGATTCGAGCTCTGGCATACCTTCACTGGTGGACGTTCATAGGCGCTTATCTTGAGATCGGGGACTGTACCTTTGCGCAGATCGTCAGGATCCGTGAGCTGAAGGCAAAGGGGAAACGGCTTGATAAGACCGACCGGGAATGGTACCGGGAGCACAGGGATATAGTGGATATCAAGACCGTATATTCCGAAGCTGAGAAAGACCTTATGAAGGAATGGGGCATATAGGAAATGGCAAAGATCGTAGTCGACACTTCTTTAGACGTGAACGGGCTGGATAAGGAGCTCGCAGACGTTGAGAAGAAGATCGAAAAGACCAAGGACAGCATAGGGAAAAAGAAGCTGAAAGTCGACGCAGACACGGACAGGGCCGCGAAGCTCGGCGCAGAGCTCGATGTAGCAAACGCTGAGCTTGCAAAGCTTGAGGAACAGGCAAAGTCCATGCATTTTTCCTCTGTCGAAGAGGCTGAAGCCTTCCCGTCAAGGCTCGCAGAGGCCCAGGCGCGGGTCAAAGCGCTTACTTCGGACTTCAACAAGGCTGACTCTGCAGCAGAAAGAAGCAGAGATGCCCTTGAGCTCATAAAAGACGTCCTCAAAGACCTTGAGGTCGACGCCGGGGAGCTCGGGATCCGGATCAAAGAACAGGCAGATAACGAGAACGAGTTCGTAAAAGCTGCTAAAAAGGCCGGTGAAAAGGCCGGGACGGCATTCGATTATGTCGGGAAGAGGATAAAAGCGCTCATTAAAAGAGTGCTTTTCTTTTCGCTTATAACGAAGCTTCTTAGCGGCGTAAGGAGCTATTTTTCGGATTACATAAAGCAGAACGATGAAGCTTCAGCTGCCATCGGGAGGCTCAAGGGGGCTCTGCAGACGCTTGCACAGCCGCTGCTCGAAGCCCTTATACCCGTGTTCGTTACAATCATAGACTGGATAACGCGCGCAATAACGGCTCTTTCGCAGCTTATAGCGATGCTTACGGGAAAGACTCTCAGAAGCTTCCAAAAAGCGGCGAAAAGCTCCAAAAAGGCGTCCAGCGGCGGCGGGAGCAGCGGGGGTTTCGCGTCCTTTGATACGATCAACCAGCTGACATCAGGAGGCGGCGGTGGCGCATCCGGAGAACTTGAGGCCGTATACGACGCAGCGGAGCTGTCTGACAGTGCGCTTAAAGGTATCCTTGCGACGATTGCCCTTATCGGTTCTGCTATAGCAGCATGGCAGCTCGCCCCAAAAGGCGGGGAATTAAAGATGTTTATAGGTCTCCTTATGATGGTGGCCGGCGCAGTCTCGTTCGTAAAAGGCGCTATGGACGCCTGGAACAAAGGCGTCTCCCTTGATAACGTCAAGGATATGCTGCTTGGCGTGATATTGCTTGCTTCAGGCGCAGCACTGGCTTTCGGCGAAGTTGGTGCGGGCATCGCGCTCCTCGTGACCGGCATAGTTATGCTGGTCCTTGGATTTAAGGACGTGATAGAGAACGGGGCTACACTGCAGAACACGCTGCTCGTTATTGCCGGTATCATCGCAACGGGCCTTGGTATAGCGTTTTTGGCAGGCAGTATTATCCCTCTGCTCGTAGCGGCCATTTTAGGCATAGTTTACGCTATAGTTGCAGTCGGCGGCGAGGCTGAAGGCCTCGCAAAAGGGATAAAGACCATCTTTGAGGGTATCATCAAGTTTATAAAGGGCGTTTTCACAGGCGACTGGAAAATGGCGTGGGCAGGCGTCAAAGATATCTTCAAAGGCATCTGGAACAGTATACTTTCCATTGCGGGAGGTGTGTTCAACGCCATAATTAAGGGCATTAATTTCCTCGTCGACAAGATAAACAGTATACAGATAACGATTCCTGACTGGGTACCGGGCCTTGGCGGAAAAGGAATCAATTTCAATATTCCCCATGCGCAGGAATGGAAGGTGCCGTATCTTGCGCAGGGTGCGGTCATACCTCCTAACAGGCAGTTTATGGCCGTCCTTGGAGATCAGAAGAGCGGGACGAACGTCGAAGCCCCGCTTGAGACTATCGAGGAAGCCGTGCGCAGGGCGCAGGGCAATATGACGGTTGTGCTGCGTTGTGAAGGATCCACCGCGCAGCTGATACGTTTGCTTGCGCCGGAGATCGCGGTCGAGTTTGGCAGGACAGGTATTTTATAGGGGACAGTATGGCAAGAGCATGGAACGGGATAATAATAGACGGCGTACTGTATAGCCATATCCATGTCACGGACATAAAGCGCAAGGGACAGGTGCTCGACGGCGAACATGCCCAGAGAGCCAAGTACGGCAACATGGTGCGGGATATTATAGGCACTTACTATAATTACACTATAACCATTGACTCTGATGAGGCTGAACGTGCGGAATATGACAGCTTCTACGAGGTGATAACGGCTCCTGTCGACAGCCACACGGTAGTCATGCCGTACGGACAGAGGATACTTGAATATGCCGCCTATATATCGAACGCGTCCGACGAAGCCCTGTTTATAGACGATGATGGCGTATCCTGGGGGCATCTCACCATTGACTTTGTTGCCATGTCCCCGCAGCGGAGGTGACGAATGGCCAGGAACGAGATAAGGATCCTTGCCCTTCCGACGGCAAGAGACAGGCTCCCTTCCGGGTATACGGAGAAGGCGTATGTCGAAAACGATCCTGAGGATAGCGTCTCTATAGATCTTGGTTACACGCCGACTGTATCGAGCGAGATCAGGCTGAGGTATCAGTTCACAGATACTGCAGACGGTATGGTGCTTGGTAATATCGGAGTATCGGCAAGCATCCGGGACTTTGGTGTATTATACGGGGACGCGGGGGATGAAGGGCTTAAGCTTGGAAGCTTTACGAGCCGCCTGTCAGCGGATGGGAATATACACGACCTGATATTCAATGGCTCGAACCATGACATTACCAGGGACGGGACGCCTGTATGCCGGACAGGCACGACGGATTTTACATCAGCGCTGGGACACCTTTTTGCTTTTACCCTTTCAGGCGTGGCCGATGGTGCGCCCGTGCGGATATTCTCCTGTGATATTTTTGAGAACGGCGTCCTCGCAAAGAGGTATGTTCCGTGTGTACGCACAAGCGATGACAAGGCCGGGTTTTACGAGCTGGTGGACGGGGCATTTTACTGTGACTCTTCCAGCTCGGCGCTGGTGGCCGGCGATGCAGCCGGGACCGTTTACCTCACAGACTCAAACATCCTGAGCATGAACCCTTATCAGGAAAAGTCATGTATAGGTGAGAGCCTGTCCTGGGACACCTTCGACGTGGAGTTTTCTTCTGATGATACGGTCGAGGCAGGGAATATGCAGCAGGTCGATGTATATAGGGACGACACACTGCTGGGTATGTTCTTTGTCCGCAGGTTCAAAAGGAAGACCGAGACGCTCTACGAGATGTCATGCGTCTCAAATATTGGTCTCCTTGATATGATGAAGCACGATGGCGGCGTTTATATCAGTAAACAGGATCCGTCCCAGAGTACGGCCACGACGGCAGGCGCGCTGATCGCGGAACTGTTGAGCGGTTTCGCTTACACCATAGAGCAGGCCGTTTCTGATGTGATAATCGCCGGTGGCGCATTCCTCCCGATCGCGAGCAGACGTGACAACCTGAAGGCCGTCCTGCTTGCGACCGGCGCTTCTATAATCAAGGATGCGAACGGGCTTATCCACATCAATAATTCGGTCCCTGAGACCTTAAGTTCTATCGGGGACGAACGAGTCCTTAGCCTTGAGGAGGTAGGGATCACGCTTGCGACAGCTGTTGAAGTCACCGAGCACGCATACTGTGACCTTGGGACAGCAGACGAATACGTGCTGCTCTTTAGTGCCAACGGCATTGCCGTCGACCATTCAAGGATAGAGTTTGACGGTCCCTGCCATGACCTTTATGCGAGCAGCCTGACGATACATGAGAGCGGCGCGAACTATGCGGTCGTGTCCGGGGCTGGTACGCTGCACGGGTATAAATATTCCCATACACAAAAACTGCTGCACCTTGACACCGGGGTAGACGGCGAAGAGCATCTTGAACAGCTCAACGATAACGCTCTGATCACTATTTATAATTCCGGTAACGTCTTAAAACGTATGGCCGGCTTCTACGGGAGTCGTAAGGAAGTTTCCATAGATTTTAAGTATGCGGGCGAACGTCCGGGCGACAGAGTGAGCTTCAACGACAACGTTGGCGAAGTCCGCTCTGGGATCATACGTTCTATGGACAGCACGATGTCCGCGATAGTAAAGAGCAAGGCAGTAGTCGTCACGGACTGGCTCCCGGAGGTCTTCGGGAACAGCTTCGTGGGATACCGCTTTTTCACAGAAGACTGTGTGTTTCAGGTCCCTGAGGGAGTCGGACGCATAGAGGTCATAGTCGTTGGCGGCTTTAAAGGCGGCCAGGGAGGCACGGACGGCGAAGCAGGCGGGGCCGCGACCTATGGAGGAACGTTTATTGGTTATTGGGCCGGATCTACCGGCGCGACCTACACTTACACGCTCCCCGGCAATGGCGGAGCTCCAGGCAAGAAAGGTGCTGCAGGAAGGGGCGTGCGCGTAAAGACTGCGACACTGACAGATCTTGCGGCCTCTTATGCTGTGTCTATCGGTCTGGGCGGCCTTGGTGGAAGTGATGGAGCTGAGGGCTCTTATGGCGGGGACTCGTCATTTGGAAGCGTCAGCTCGTCACAGGGAGATGTGACAGAGGATCCTATCGTCAACCTCGTCACTGGCGATATTTACAATTTTGCCGGGAGCGACGGATACGACGGCGCGGAAGGCGGAAACGG